TACAATTGCTAACGCGATTATATATGCACTATACGGTAAGGTCGAAGGTGTTAAGATGGCTGATTTACCAAATAGAATTAATAAAGAGTTATGGGTAAAGATCAATCTACAATGTGGTACTAACGATGTTAGCATTGAAAGAGGATTGGCTCCTAACAAATTTGAAGTTCTTTTAAACGGAGTCGAGTTTGATAAAGCTGGCAAAAGATCGGTACAGGAGTATTTAGAAGAGGAAATCTATGGAATTCCATATCATGTATTTAAAAATATTATTATTCTTTCAGTAAATGACTTTAAGTCTTTCTTAACAATGAATAACCATGATAAGAAGCAGATAATAGACAAGATGTTTGGTTTCTCTATATTAAATGAGATGCAACGTCAGATTAAAGAAGAGCGTAAAGGATTAAAGGTTGACATAGATGTATATGAACGTGAATTGAAATCTATTAATGAGAATATAACATCGGTCAACATGCAATTAAATGAATTGATGGCAGAGTCCAACGAAAAGGACAAAGTTAAAATTCAAGAGTTAAAAGATACATTAAAGAGATATTCAGCAAACAAAACCAAATTATCGGATGCTCAAGCATCTATATCAGAAAGCGTTAAAAATATCAAAACGGATTTAACAGATGCAAGATCAGAAAAGACTTCATTAGAATTCGAACTTCAATCACTAAAGAGTAAGCTAACGTTATACGAAAGTAACACATGTCCGACATGTGAAGGTCCACTTGAGGGTGAATTTCATTCGGATCGTAAGTGTGAAATGGAAACTAAAGTGAAGGGATTACCATCAAAGATTGAAATTGCTACTAATAAATTAAAATCTATCAACAATTCTATTGAATCATTCAGATCTAAGGATCTTTTAATTAGAGATAAAGTTTCATCAATAAATACAAATATTAATAATCTTAAAAGAGAATTATTAAAGATTAAAGATTCTTTGGCAAAGGGATCTGATTTTTCACACATGAAACAACTAATAACTAATTTCGAAACTCAAGAGACTGAAAAGATAGATTTAAAATCAAAAGTTAATGCAGACTATTACTTCTTAGAGAATTTAGAAGAAATATTAGGAGAAGATGGTGTAAAAAATCTTGCAGTTAAAACAATACTACCAGGATTAAATACCAATATAGCAGCAATGGTTCAAACAATGCATTTACCGTTTCATATTCGTTTTGATGAAAAGTTTGATTGTATAATTAATCACTTAGGTGAAGAAATTAATCCAATGACTCTTTCAACAGGGGAACGTAAAAAAGCAGATTTTATTATCATTATTGCAATTATTAAAATATTAAAACTAAGATTTCCACAGTTAAACCTATTATTTTTAGATGAGTTACTAAGCTCAGTCGATGCTGATGGAGTTCATAATATTCTTAAGATATTAAGTAAAGTAATTAAAGAAGCAAAGCTAAACACATTTATCATAAATCACTCTGTATTACCAAGAGAAGTATTTGACAAAGAGATTCATATCTATAAAGAAAATGGTTTCTCAAAGTTTGAAGTAACAAAGGTAGATTAATTTAGATATATATTATATTAAAATTAAACACAGATAATTAATGGCTTCATATAATTTACAGTATAATCGCGACGATAGTATTATTAGACATACTATCATTGGCTTGTTAGCTGATTTAAATAACAAAGTTTATTTCTACAGACAAATAGATGCAGATAATAGAAAAGCAATCGATATTCCTTTTTATTATTCAATAACAGGGGATGATCAATTTTTAAGAGATAATTTCTTATTTTCAACAGCATCTGGACCAGATTGCCATCCTAGTACTGCATTTGCAGATGGGAACTATGATGTAGTTCCAAGAGGGATCGTAAATTTAACGGGAATGTCTATAAATTCAGATAAGTTAGTAAACAAAAGAAACATAGGTTCTTATACCAAAATGAATAGTGATGGGGCTATGGAAGGTTATACTGCAGAATTTGAAATGATTCCAATCACACTATCAGTTGATCTTGAAATACTAGTAAGTTCTACATTAGATGCTTTTAAAATAACCGAAAGATTAATTAAAACATTATATAAGTCTAATAATTTTAATGTAGAGGTTGGTCACTTAAATGAAGGAACCTACAGATTAAACTCTTATTACGCTATTCCAGAGGATTTTGAAATTCAAACACCTATAGATTTCACATTTGAAGATAAGGATAAATATAAAATAAGTTTTCCAATTGAAATTAATTCATTTATACCTTCATTCGATTTTGATTCAGAAAAACATGTCGGTAATAGAATGTTTGAGATACTATCATCAACAATACCTACAAATAACGATACTACATCTGGTTCGATTGAAACTTCTAAAATAACAGAAGATACAACAGAGGGCATTACTATTAATAGAGTACTTAAACCAGGATCAAGTTTTAATCAAGTAAGTAATATACATTCACCTTCAAGTTTAGATTCTACAGTACCATTAGACGGCACTATAAATACAACACCTGTTGTAATTCAAAATGGATCATATAATCAAGAAAAAACAATATTATCTACAAACGGTACAGTTACAATAGATGCTTCTAACTTTGCAGGAGCAACTAGTATTTCAATAGCAGTAGGTGGTGTTGTTAATATTAAATTTTACGCGGGGCAGTGGTACATTGTAAGCTCTTCAAATACAACTATAAATTACTAAAATTAATTAAGATATATAATAAAATAAATAAAACTAAATAATATGACAACTAACATTTTAGCACCTTTCTCTGTCAATGAGAATACGTCTACATTTTACGTTAACGGAAGATTATTCGAAATGAATGATAACGTTATCACAGAAATAGAAAAAACAACTGATTCTAATATGAATACAGCAATTGCTGCTTTTGAATCTTTTGAATTTTCAAACGAAAAAGTAACATGGTTCTCTGGATCTTCTAAATTTGTTTATAGTTTAACTGAAGGAACATTTACAAACAACGGAACTTTAATTGCCGAAGGAACTTTTACAAACTATGCAGTATCTTCTGGAATAGTAAGATATGAAAACAAAGGAACTGCTGAATTATTTGCTTTACTTCCTACGCTTGTTGAAAACTTCGTAGTATTAGACTTCGCAGCAACATTTGAAGGAAACTCAAATACTGTTAATATATTCAAAATTGAAGAAAAGGTATATGTTTCTAGATTTAACAACGATAATAAAATTGGTAAATTCTTCGAAACAACTGCAAACGAAGCTTCTACGTATATTACAGAACAAACTGGTGAAAACGCATATTCTTTCTTAACAGAATTATTAGAAGGTGAACAAGCTGGTCAAGCTGAAAAGGCATTAACTATTGAAACTTACCAAGATATGGTAGCATTCTTAAAAGATCAAAGAGGTTTACTAGCATCTGCAGATAAGTCCATTACAGAGATTAAAGCAGCAGATACTTTAATAAATGAGGAAATAACTTCATGGGAAGCTAAGATTTCTGAATTACAAGCATAATTAGTCTAAATTAAATATTTTAAAAAGGGAGCTTCGGTTCTCTTTTTTCATTTAGAAACAAAACCATATTTCTATGTATAATATCCAAATAAAGAAAAACAATGGCTCGTAAGAAAAATTACTTAAATAATAAAGACTTTTATGCTCAAATGGTTTTATCCAAAGACGCAGACAAGTTAACCCCAACAGCCGAGAAGATGCTAATTCTTCTAGCTGAGAAAACTATTAATAAAATGAGATACGTGAGTGAGGATGATCGTAATGACTGTCTTCAATTTGCAATGTTAGATTTATTAAAATATTGGAGAAACTTTAATCCTAAATATCCTAATGCATTTGCATACTTTACAGAAATTGCAAAAAGAGGATACGCTAAAGGATGGAATAAGATTCACCCTCAAAAATACAAAGGAACTATATCAATTACAGGTTCTAATGATAACGGAGGAGAACATTCAGGAATATACACTCTTTAATTATCAATGTCAATCAAGAATGTTAAACCAACAAAGAACTCAGGATTCAGTCAAGGATATTATCATCCAAAGTTTCCAGAGAAGTACATAGGACCCCAGCCAATAATTTATAGAAGCTCATGGGAAAAGAAGTTTTGTATATGGTGTGACATGAATGATAAGGTAATTAATTGGTCAAGCGAACCTGTTGAAATAAAATACTGGTCTAGACAAACTAATAAAGCACATAAGTACTATCCAGACTTTTATTTTAAACAAGTACAACAAGACGGAACACATAAAGAGTATTTAGTTGAAATAAAACCAAAGGCACAGATACAGAAACCAAAACTACCTAAGAAAAACTCAAAAAAAGCCATAGCATCTTATAAATTCCTAGCAGAAGCCTATATTAGAAATATGGATAAATATAATGCGGCCAAAACATACAGCGAAGGCCGTAATTGGAATTTCATAGTACTAACTGAAGATACAATATTAAATGGGTTACGTTAAGGACAGAATAAAAGAACTATCAAAAACAGCCGGTAGTAAAAAGAGAGCACGTAAAAATGCAGAATCTTGGTTTAAAGAAAGTTCTGCTAGCAGGAAAATAGTAGAGGTAAAATCTACTAGAGACCGATTTCAATCTGGTAAAATCTATGTGTTTGATTATAGTCCTACAACTAAAGATCTTCCATGGTACGATAAAAATCCAGTGGTATTAGCTCTAGAGGGAGTTAATGATAATGATCTAGGCGTAAATTTAAATCTATTGCCTATTAGTGTTAAAGAACAATTGTTAGATGATTTATACACTAGAATGGGAGGATCTATTAAAAGTGCATATAATAAATCATATGATGCTGAAAGACAAAGAGCTCTTAGAATAACATATGATGGAATGAAATCATACTTAGAGAGCAATGGATGTGTTTTTGCTATTAGAAGGTATAATCCTAGTAGAAAAAAAAGACAATCAGTTGTAAGTTATTTAAGATGGCCTGATATTGCACTATGTGATTTTATTAGCTTAAATGGCACAACGATCACACAAATACGACAGATGTTTTCTAAACAATAAGAAGAAGATATATAAAACAATTAATATAATAATATAAAAAACAAACAATGGCAGGATTCGTAAATAGAAATGGCCCTTTAAGTACTGGTAAAAAATCATTTAAATTAAAAGATACTCTTAAGAAATTATCTTCGTTTGGAATGTATTATGATGACCTAGTTCTTAGACAGTCTCAGTCGATCGGACCGATGGAAGATAAAATTGGCTTTGGCCAGATGAATCAAATGGGGTTAGACTCTGATGACATGTATGGTGCTTTTGCAGCATTATCAATGTCTGATACTAATATGCGTAAGAACATACCATTCTTTGATCAAGCATATGAAGGTAAGAGGGAAGAATTAAGAGCATTTTCAACATACGATGAGATAGAAGATATCTTAGATATTTTATGTGATGAGTCTATTGTATATGATAATAAAAACTTTTTTGCAAATCCTGAAATTATCGGGATGGATGTTAGTGAAGAAGTTACTAAGGATCTTAATAAGTCTTATAGAGACATTTATCAGTATTTTGGATTTACATCAGACCAGTCAGCATGGTATTATTTTAGAAAATTCCTAGTTGATGGTTATTTATCTTTTGAAATAATTTACAATCCGGAACAAACTGAGATTATTGGTTTTAAAGAAATAGATCCTATCACGCTGGTGCCTGGATATAATAAAGAAGATGGTAAGAAAGTATGGACTCAATTTGCAGACGATCCTATTAAAGAAAGAACGCTGTATGACTCTCAGATCATTTATATTTCATATTCATCAATTACTACGGCATCTAGGGTAAGTTACTTAGAACGTCTTATAAGATCATTTAATTTAATGAGAATTATGGAACATACCAGAGTAATTTGGGCTGTTACCAATTCATCTTATAGAATGAAGTTTATTATCCCAGTCGGTGGTAAATCTAAAACAAGAGCAAAACAATCCCTAGCTCAATTAATGAATAACTATAAAGAAGTTGTAGATTTTGATTGGGAATCTGGAAGTATGCATACTGACGGTAAGCCAATGTTACAATTTAATAAAGAATACTGGTTACCAAGTAAAGATGGTGAAAGTCCAGAAATCGAAACGCTAGGTGGTGAAGGTCCTGAATTATCAGACACAGAAGCACTTAAATACTTTACTGATAAACTTAAAGCTGTTTCTAAGATTCCATTTAACAGATTTATGTATGAAGACGGTGGAGGAGACTTTAACTTAGCTGCAGATGGAATGATTAGAGATGAA